TGAATGTCATCTGGCTCATTTGTCTTTTCCTCCTGCTTTTTTGTCTTTTTTCTATTATACCATATTTGCTGCGTAATGGGAAGATTTAATCAGTGTTTCCTTAGATACCACCGATTGGATGGCGTTCAGAACATTGGAAACCGCAGAAGAAATCTGATTCCAGATAGACGATACCACAGAAAAAATGGCATTCATCACACTGGAAATCGTGCCGGAGATGCTGTTCCAGATGGAAGAAACCACATTCCAGATTGCAGACAAGACAGACGAAATGAAACCAGATACAGCATTCCAAACCGTAGTCACCACATCTTGAATTGCCGTTAAGACCGTGGAAATTGTAGTAGAAATGGCATTCCAGATGGTTTCAAAGGTCGTTCGGATACCTTCTAAAATCGGCGTTAAAAATGCCACGATTGCATTCCAAATGGCACTGATCTTCTCCGAGATCCAGTCCATCACTCTGCCCACAATGATTTGGATGGCTTCAAAAATCGTTTGAAACAGATAGCCGAATGCCGTGATCAGCGGTTCTAAGGTGGTGTAAATGGCATTCCAAACGGTCGTAATGACGTTATAAATTGCCTGAAACACCGTAGAAACCACATTGTAAATGGCATTGAAAATCGTGCTGAAAAAGTTGTAGATCGCTGTAAAAATGGTGGTGAAGAAATCCCGAATCGCCGTAAATACAGTTGTTGCCACCGTCTGAATGGCAGTGACAATGGCGGTGAAGGTATTGGAAATGGACGTCCAGGTGTTGACGAAAAAGTCCCGGATTCCGGTAACGATTCCCGTGAAGAAGAAAGCAATACTGTTCCATGTATCCACGAAAAATGTTTTGATGGAAGTCCAGACTTCGTTCCAGCTTGTTCCGAACCACCCCAGCACCACATCCGCAATACCTTTCAGAGTATTCATGATATTGCGGAATGTGTTGACAATGAAATTCCAGATAGACGTAAAGATGCCCTTGATTCCATTCCAGCACTGCTCCCAATCGCCAGTAAACAGACCAATCAGAACGTCCAGCAGCCCCAGAAGAACGCCAGTAAACTCTGAAAAGATGTTGGAGATATTCTGAAAAACGCCTTCAAAAATGGGAGCTAACAGATTGCACAGCCCGTCCCACGCCGCTTTCAGCACATCGGTGAAACTTTCAAAGTCGAATCCCAGAGCGTTTAACCGGTCAGTGATGCCCTGTGTCAATCCGGTAAAGGTGCTTTTAATCTGCTCCCAGATGGCGATGATATTGCTTTTGAATTCGTCATTGGTTTTCCAGAGATGCACAAAGGCAGCCACCAGAGCGGCAACAGCTGCGATAATGGCAAGCAACGGACCAAGTGACACACCCAACGCTCCTGTTACAGCCCCGATCCCACTTTGCACAGCAGAGAACAGGGCAGGCAGTTTGGATACTGCGGAAAAGACTGTTCCCACGCTGGAGATGGTTTTTCCCAGCACCACCAGCATTGGACCCAGAGCAGCAGCCACCAGTGCAATTTTTGCAATGGTTTCTTTGGTCTGCGGATCCAACTGGTTCAACTTGTCCACCAGTTCCTGAATACGGGAAACAATGGAGCGAATGGTGGGCATCAGAATGTCGCTAAAACTGATTGCCAACTCTTCCAGCTGGGACTTCAAGATGGTTACTTGTCCGGCAAGATTGTCTTGCATGACTGCCGCCATTTTTTCAGTTGTGCCATTGTAGCCATCTACTGTATCAGAGCAAGTGTCAATGGCATTGGACAGCTTTTCAAAATCCGCCGGTGAACCGTTGATGATTGCCAGCATACCGGACATGGCCTCTTTGCCAAACAGCGAGGCAGCCGCCTGTGCCTGTTCTGCCTCAGAAAGTCCGCCTAATTTCTGACGAAGTTGCTCCATGAGTTCCCGCAGAGAATACATCTTGCCGGAACTATCCGTCAGAGAAATGCCGTACTGTTCCATGGCAGATGCTACCGTGTCTGTCGGCTTTGCCAGATTGGTGATGGCAGAACGCAGTGCCGTACCAGCTTGTGAGGATTTGATACCGGCGTTTGCCATCAAGCCGATGGCAATGGCAGAATCCTCAGCTGAGTATCCCAGAGAACCCAGTACCGGAGCGGCATACTTGAAAGTTTCACCCATCATGCTGACATTGGTATTGGCATTAGAACTTGCGGCCGCCAGAATATCCGCAAAATGTCCGCTGTCCGAGGCAGACAATCCGAAAGCAGTCAGAGCATCTGTGACAATGTCTGAAGTAGATGCCAAGTCCTCGCCGGAAGCGGCAGCAAGATTCATGATACCTTCGATACCGCTGAGCATATCGTTGGTTTTCCAGCCTGCCATCGCCATGTAGTTCATGGCTTCCGCAGCTTCACTCGCTGAAAATTTTGTCTTACTGCCCATTTCACGGGCTTTTTCCCGGAGGGCATCCATCTCTGAACCGGTCGCACCGGACACAGCTGCCACCTTTGACATGGCGGAATCGAAATCCGCACCAGTTTTCACAGCAATGGTTCCCAGAGCCGTGACACCGGCAGTGACTGGCAGCAGCTTTTGTCCCACGCCAGAGATCTTGTCTCCGGCGGACTGCAGCGTTTCACCCAGAACACCCATCTTTTCCAAGGCGGTGTGAGAATTGTTTGCTTCTGTGGTCAGGCGTTTCAGTTCGTTTTCGGTTTCGATGATCTCACGCTGCAAAGCATCATACTGCTGCTGTGAGATTTCACCATTTGCAAGAGCCGTATTGGCCTGTTCTGCAGCAGTTTTCAGCACTTCTAGCTTTTCTTTGGTGGCAGACACCGCATCGGCGAGGAGCTTATGCTTCTGCGAGAGCAGTTCCGTGTTGGAAGGATCGAGTTTCAACAGTTTCTGGACATCTTTCAACTGTGTCTGCGTGCCCTTGATGTCCTTGTTGACACCTTCCAGTGCCTTGGACAGCTTGGTGGTATCACCGCCGATTTCTACGGTAATGCCTTTGATGCGGTTTGCCATAAATTTCACCTCCGAAATCGAACGAAATGCTTGACAAAATCGTTCGATTGTGATATAATAAAACTAGTAAAAAGAAAAGGGGGCTTGTTTATGTCAATTACTGCAACTGAATTCAAAACAAACCTTGGTAAGTACTTGATGCTCGCTGCAACGGAAGATATTTTCATTTCCAAAAATGGAAAGATCATTGCAAAACTAACCAATCCCAATCAAGATCGTGTTGATATTGCCAAATCGTTATTCGGTTCTGTTCCGTCCGGCTGCACGTTAGAGGAAGCACAAAAAGAGAGGTTGGATCAGATATGAGAGCGTTGTTAGATACTTGTGTGATCATTGATGCGCTTCAAAAAAGAGAACCTTTTTGCGAAAATGCACAGACTATTTTTCTGCTTTCTGCCAATCGTCTTTTTGATGGTTGGATCAGTGCAAAATCTGTCACAGATATCTACTATTTGACGCATCGTCAAACACACAGTGATGCAGAAACTCGAAATATTTTAAGCCGTCTCTTTGTACTGTTTGATATTTTAGACACAGCTGGACTGGACTGCAGACAGGCAATTTCATCGAATGTATCTGATTACGAGGATGCTGTTATGATTGAAACAGCACGTCGCACAGGGATGGATTGTATCGTCACAAGAAATGAAAAAGATTATGCACATGCTGACATTCCAGTATACACGCCAGAGGCATTTATCGCATTGCTTTCATCAGAAGAAGAAACAGATTTCTAAAATCGGTCAAAATCCCTCTGATCTGCCAGCACATCATAATGACACTCGTCATTCTCCCGTTCGGTAAACATATCATTCACCAAACCAATGGTCAAAAAATCCAAATCGCCCATTGACAAACCAAGCTGAACGCACCGCAACAAAAACAGCGGTGTGGTCATCGGTCGGTCAATCGGGCGATGTTTTTTTTAGATTGAACCTGTGTTTCTACGTTCAAACCCCAGAGGTCGATCAGCTGCGGTAAGATCTCATAGATGCTGAACGTGTTAAACTGTTCCAGCCACTCGTCCGGCGATGCCGGAATGGCTGCATCGGCGTGTTTTGCCATGATGTAGGCGATGTTCTCAAACACCTCAAGGCTTTCAATGTCCAGTGCGGAGGATTTCTCTGTATTTTCTCCCACAGACTTTTGCAGTGCTGCAAAGTCCTGATAAATATCTCTGCGGAATTTCAGACGATACAATCTGGGAACTGCTGCACTCGCCTTGAACGGCACATCAATCCCATCAATGGTGATGTTCTTCTGAATTGCCATACTGCACCCTCCTTACGCTTTTACAGTGGTCTTGGAAGCCATTCCGACTGCCGGTGTGTATACGTTCTTGTACCAGCCATCATAAGTAGAAGCATCTGTGGACTCACAGGTCTTTGCCTTTACCAGACCGTTGGGCAGTGCCGAAGCCTTGATGGAGATGGTTTCTGTTTTTACTTCCTTGCTGTCCTCGGTAGTCTGTCCCTCTGTTGCTGGACGGGAGGCGGAACAGCAATAGAGAACATGGCGAATCTTCCGCTTATCTCCGGTGAATTCAAACAGCAATGCAAACTGTGATACCTCATCATCATTTCGTTCCACCAAAACACCGTTGCTGTCCAGGATTTCTCCCAGAATATCTGTAGAGAAATCTGTAGGAATCAGGGCGATTTCCAAATCACCTTCATAGCCAGAATTGTTGGAAATTACGTAGTATACGATGTCATCGGCATAAAAATTTTCGTTTTCGCCATTGGCATCAATGGAAATGGAAACCGCACCTGGCAGACGCACCGGATCCACATAGACCGGTGTCAAATTGGCTCCGCTGGCATCGGTTACCCAGTCATTGATTTTAGCGTAATGTACATTGGTCAAACCGAATTTGACCTTGTTCTTTTTGTTTGCCATAGGACTTAAACCTCCGTTTCATAAAGCACTTCATAGAGCCTTTCTGACTCTATCCAGACTTCTGATTTTGTGTAGTAGATCTCATGACGTTTCAGAACCTCTTCAATCTGATTTTCCAGTTCAGGATTCTTAACGTCTGTATAAAGTTCAATATCCAGTTTCTTAAAACTGAAATACATGGAATTATCCGCTGAAAATGTATTCTCTCCAGGAGATAGAAACAGCAAAAAAGGCGGTGCGGGACTTTCACCCTCGGCAAAATGATGGTAGGCGAAAGGCAGTCCCATCTCTTCCATCATTTCTGCGATCTGTTCGTAGGTCATGACAACGCCTCCTCGATCAAATGCTCCAGCAACTGTACACCGTTTTCTTCCGCAGGAGCAATGTGCGGTTTTCCTGATACCCGACCGCCGCCACGTTTGGCATGGCCTTTCTCCAATAAATGTGCCAGCTGATAACGATTTTTACTGTGTACAGTCATTTCAAGAGAATGGCTGTTTTCCTTGGTCTTCTTCGTTGCCCAGCTTTTTGCATATTTTCCGGTGTCCTTCGGAGCATTGGCGGAAATCTCGTTTTTCACTTGCGTTGCAGACTTCCGGACTGCTTTTTTCATGGCAGTATCCGCAAGGTCTGCATATTCCTGCAAGCCCTGCATAATTTCCTCTGCAAGATTGTCAATACTGGTCATTTTGTCCTGCCTTTCTGGCTTCCGCAGTAAGTTTCAGATAATCCTTGTGCAGATAATCCGGTGTAATACCAGTGATGTCATAAATGTTTCCCTGAAACAGGATGCGATTGCCTGTTACAGACGGCATCCAGTTTCGACTTTGCCGAATGAGAAACTCCAGCTTCTGCGTTTCTTTGGTCACACCAGCTTCCGTATTTTCTACGGAAGATTTCAAGGTTACCCTTGCCCAACAAGAAAACGTTTCGTCCCACACAGCGGTGTGATTGCCGATTTCATCGGTAACAACACGATTTTCCAGAAAGGTAATTCGCTGATTGAGTGTTCCAATTTCCATTACATCACACCCTCTCGCTGTGCAAACAGCATGGCACGAAGCGTTAACGTCAGCTTGGAAAAGTCTGCGGTATTGCGGTTTTCATAGAGATAAGAAACCGTGTAGAGCATTGCTGTCCGTACCACATCTTCGTTTTCTGAAAAGCGTTCCTCGTCCATTCTTCCTACATCCATTACCAGCTGTTTTGCAGTTGAAATAAGGGAGAGAAGCAATGTATCATCATCTTCAAAATCAATCCGCAGATACTGTTTGACTTCCTGTAAAGTTACCACCCACTCCACCCCCTTTCTCTGATTACGCTTTCATGCCAAGTGTCTTTACGGCTTCGGTCAGAATCAGTCTGCCATCGACACGCTGAGATGCGAGGAATCCAACCTGACCATTCATTGCAAATACCTCGTTCAGCCGCTTAAAGGAACGACCCTGCCGGTCGCCGATCCAATAATAACTGAAATCACCAAAAGCAAGGCACTTTGCACCTGCCTTGATCTCCGGCACATAGCTGGAAGTGTAGTACGGACGATTCAGAATGGTATCCGGTACGCCTGCCTGCACGGACGGATTCCAGATATAGTTTCCGGTGCTGTCTTTCAGCTTACGAAGTGCCTTTACTGTGGAATCGTTGAGAACCCACACTGCCTTCTTACGATACGGGCTTCTCAGAGAATAGAACAGTTCCAGAACATCATCGAAAGTGATATTTGCAGTGCTGGTTGTCGCTCCGCTTTCTGCACCGCCCGTTGCAGCAAAGATACCAGTCGGCTTGCCCTTGCCGTCACCAATGAAGAAAGATTCTTCTTCCTTTGCACCGATTCTTCTTGCAAATTCCTTTGCGATGTAAGACGGCAGGTCAAAAGCGGCATCATTCAGCAGTTCCTCAGAGATCTTAATTGCCGTACCGACCTTGTACGCACCAAGGGAAGCCTGTCCAAAGGTATCATCCGACAGCTTATATGCGTCCTCCTCGTCCATCCAAGCAGCTTCGCCCTTAGAAGTAACGATGGGAATCTTTCGATCACCGGAGGAAGTTTTAATAACAGTCGCCAGCTGCCGGAAAATGTTTTCTTCGGTCAGGGCTTCCACCAGTTTTCGTTCGTGAGGTAGCAGTGTGCCGCCTTATCATCTTTCGATGACAGGTTTGCACAAAGCCCCTCCCAAACCGTGCTTACACCTCTCGATGTACACGGCTTTCCATTCATT